TCTAACACCAGCACCGCCAAAGCAACGGTTGCGCCATTTAGCCTAACCGTGAGCTATGACCACGAAACCACCAAGTCGGGAATGTTTACCATTCCTGCAGTTGCGGGCGCTTCGCTTTCGCAAATCTGGTCTTACCAAGACCTGACCAATGACCCAGAAACCGGCACTGCAATCTTTACTGAGCGCAAGGGCGCGCCTGTGCTTGATGCTGTGGTTGAATTTCCAACAGCGGTGAGAAACCCAGGTGCGCAGATTCAGCGTGCCGCAGCCGCTTATTTTACAGAGAGGCATAGACCCGCTCTAACCATCAACTTTGAGCTGCGCGGTGCTGGCACTGCTGCGTGGAACCAGTACGGTTTCACAAGTGGATATGCACAGACTGGAGCCAGCACCTTTGCATTAGTCAACGGCTGGCGCGTTGGTCAGTGGTGTGAAATCGTGGCAGGGGGCTTGGGCATCAACGGCTTGTTCAGAGTTGAACAGGTAAACTGGGGATTGGAGCCAGGCACATATATCCAGCGGGTGCAGATTGTTGCAAACCGCAAGAGCCCAGGTGACTTGGCAACCATTATTGCAGGGCTTAGGAAGTAGGTAGGTATGGCGCAGTTTGGTTCAAGCGATTCGTATACTTCAGGAAATCTTTCTGCCAGCCAAGACCCTAACGGCAATGCAATTATCAGCCCAAGCATTGCGTTTGGCGCTTCGCCACTTGGCGTTGCGGCACGCACGCAAACGCTTTATGGAATTGCTAACGCCAACTTTGACTTGACCTGCGCCGATGTTGGCACGGCTATCACCGTTGATAATGCCATTCCATACTGGAGCCTTGAAACTGACGGCTCCATTACCACCACGATGGTTTATAACGAAACCACGCAAAACTGGTCAGTGCGCATTGACCCCACTGGCGCAGCAACTGGCGATTCCGCAATTCTAAAAACCCGCACCTACTTGCTCAATGATGACGCGCTGGCACTACGCCAGAAAGCGTTTGCAAGCCTGACAAAGCAAGGCACCACCGGCACGGCGCAGTGGAGCATTGTGCTTTCGGCCACCTACTTTGATGAGGCTGGTACGCAGCTCAGCACTTACAACATCGGCACAGCGGCAGACACTGGCACTTGGACTGGCATCAGCGGCGTGACCACGAGCGGCTCTGCTGCAATCAGCAGCACTGCAGCCTATGCAGACATTGCGCTCACGCTCACGGCGGCTGGCTCAGTCAGCGGCACGGCGAAGGTGGATGTGAACAGCGTGCTGATTGCTACGAGCCAGAGCGCCACTGGCTCCTTCCTCATCACGCAGACATTCACGAGCAGCGGCACTTGGACACGGCCCACAGGCGTGGAGTATGTGACCGTCACCGCGCTTGGCGGGGGCGGCGGTGGATATTCTGGAAACCTGTCAGCGCAGCGTACAAACATCAACAGCCTTGTAGGTGGAACAGGTGGCACATCAAGCCCTTGGTTGATTCACGAGAATCTGAACATCGGCACTGTTGCTTCCGTTGCTGTTGGAATCGGCGCAGGTGGCGCAGGTGGTACCGCGATGACATTCACAAAGGCCGCTGCCGGTACGGCTATCTCATCCCAGACTGGCGCGGCTGGCGCACTTGGAGGCGCAACTACCTTTGGTGCATTCCTGAGCGTTGGCGGCGGCGGTACGGTCACCTTCACAGATAGCATCTACAAGGCAGAAACAATGGCTGGTGGGTTTGGTGGGGCTGGACAAAGCGCGCCAACTAATGGCGACACTGGTCAGACCCATAGGCTCGCGGCTTCATACACCGCTGCACCATTCACTCCCGCATTCATTACATCCAGCGGTACAGCAGGTGCTGGAGCTGCAACAGGAGGAGTGACAGCAACTGGGACTGCGGGTGGTACAAGCTCCGCTGGTACTGGAATCGCATCAGGCGGCGCTGGTGCAGGTGGAGCCACTGTGAGCGTAACCAGCGCAACTCAGACTGCAAGCGCTGGCGGGCAATCTAATGCTTCAGGTGGCGCAGGAGGCGGGGGTGCTGCAAGTAGAATCACTGGCACGCAGACAATCACGGTGACAGGAGGTGCTGGAGGCGCTGCCTCTGGCGTGGGATACGGTGGCGCAGGAGGTGGGGGCGGCGGTGTGGCCGTTGCTGGAAGTACTACTAACTACAACGCATCAACGCTGACTATTACAAGCGGCGCAGGTGGAGCAGGTCAGTCAGGGTTCCTAACTGTGGCGTGGATTGCCTGATGAACTACGCCTTCATTGACGCGAACGGCATTGTGGTCAATCTGGTCAGCGGCGCGCTCGCTCCGATTGAGCAGCAACGCTTGCTGGCTGACTACCGCGTGCTGTTCGGCGCGGAACACATTGTTGCGGTGGATGAGGGCACGGCTGTGTGGATTGGTGGCGCATATACTGACGGCACATTCACTCCACCGCCAGAGCCAGAACCACTGCAAGTTCCAATCGTGGAAGTAATCGCAGAGCCTCTCCCAGAGCCTCTGCCTGAAGTAGTCACGGAGCCTGAAATCTAATGACCGCGAACCAGAGCCACGAGATTCTCAAGCGCCTTGACCGCATTGAGCGTGACCTTGCTGACATTAAAGTTGAGTTGGCAGAATCGCGTGGAGCCTACAGGCTCGCTAAGTTTGTCATTGCCTTGCTTGGCGTGTCTGGCCTTGGTGGCTTGCTTGCGTGGGTGCAAGGGCAGGGAAAGTAATGCTGAAGGTACGCAGCCAGCTTGGCTTGGCAGAGCGCCTTGGAGTAAAGGCTATGGATGATTGCGGCCCTGCAAGCCTCGCCACAGCTGCAACGGCGCTAGGCGTTGACACCAGCACCAAGCAAGCGCACAAAGCGTGCGCTGAGGCTGGGCGTATTGATACCCCTACCGGCGCAGAAGGCACCAGCGCAAAGCAGGTGCGGGATGGTGCAAAGATTCTGGGGCTGAAGGCTCGCATTGTATATGACTGGAGTGAGGCAAGCAATGAAGTTAAGGCTGGCAGCATCCTCATCCTGAATATTCAAGCCAGCCAAAAGGTAGTGCCAGACCGCCTGCGCTCAAAGTGGCAGCGCGATTACTGGCGCAAGCAGCCGCTTGCAACCTATGGACACTGGGTGGTGCTTGGCTATAGCAACTCCACTTGGGAGTATGCCTGCCCTACTATGCAGGAAGGAAAAGAGGGTAGGTGGGCGCTGCCTGAGGAAGTTAAAACTTTGCGCGATAGCAAGGGCAATGCTGGGTTTCCAACACCGCCCGCAATGGTGTTGATTAGCAAGAGGGGTGCAGAATGAATCCGTTGATTAATGACCTGCTGAATGCGCTGATTATTGGCTTGGTGCCTGTGGCAATTGGTGCGCTTGGCTATGTTGGCAATCAGGTGATTGCATACCTGAAGGCGCGTATGGGCGCTGAGCAGTTTGCAATGGTTGAGGCGCTTGCTCGCACCGCGGTGCGCTCCATTGAGCAGACACTTGGCACAGAGGAAGGCGAAGCCAAAAAGGCAGCCGCTCTGGCGCTGGTGAAGTCTGAGTGCCTAAAGCGCGGCTACAAGCTTGACGATGCAGCCATTGGCGCGGCCATTGAGGCTGCCGTTTACCAAGAGCGCCTGAAGCGCTAACCGGCAATGGCATACGCTGCCGCCAAAGAGCCGCCACCTTGGGGGCGCTGTGAGATGTGTGGATTGACCCAGCGGGTATGGAAAGCCAATGAGTCTATCGTTGCAGTAGGCGCTGGGTACGCGGTGGTTGAGGGTGAGGGCTACTGCCGCGATTGCATTGCGCAGGCTGTTGAGCTGGCAGCCTCAGAGGATATTGACTAAGCAGCCCTGAGAGGCTGCTTGACCCCCGCCCGTACCCTCCTCACGGGCGGGGGCTACGCTCAGATTGTTACTATCCAGCCTGCATAAAAAATAGCCACGCAACAACCGTTGCAAACGGCTTGACAGCGTTGCAGGGGTGGGTGTACCTTGTGGGAGTCAGGGAGTGAATCCACCAAACGGTGGGCCTGGCAGAGGAGTGAAAATGACAAAGGCAGAGCTTCAGAAACTTCAGGTGAGCTGCTCAAAGTGCGGCAACCGTGAGCAGGTAGAGAATATGCGCACCTGCCATAAGGCGTGCTTCAGTTTCTATTGCCCAAAGTGCTTTGCGCACGATTACCTTGCAACCGGCGTGGCTGGTGTTCCAGCTGTAGAAATCCTTGCTGTAGAAATGGCGGCGCGCTGATGAGCGCTGGCACGCGCTACTGGGTAGTTGAGCGTGACGCTTACGGCGATTGCGTGGGGGATTACCTGAGCGCAGCTGCGCACAGCGATGCAATCAGGCTTGCCGGTCAGATTAAGCGCAGCGCTGACGCTGACACGGTGAGCATTGAGCTGGGCAAGATTGTTGACTTTGAGGGGCCTGCCCAAAATGAGCAGGTGCTAAAGGTGTGTGAGGTGGCACGATGATTACCAAGATTGCTGAGGCGCTGAGTGTGGCGCTGTTTATGTTTGCAATGGTGCTGCTACTAGCAGCGGGAGGGATGCAGTGAAACTGAACAGGGCTAATGAGCCGGTAGTGCTCACCGATATGCGCCCGCTCAGTGTGCCTCGCCTAGTGCGTGGCGAGCAGCGTGCAGACAAACTGCGCTTTGTGGCGCAGCTGCTATTTGCCCTTGCTGGCTGGGTGTTTATGTATGCGTGGCTAAGTTAGTGCCGCTCTATGTGTATCAATGCCCCGTATGCTCAGCGCTTGATGAGCGGCTGCAAACGATTGATGCGCCACTTACTCCGCGCTGTGAAAAGTGCGGGTGCTGGATGCTCCGCGTAATCAATGCACCGGCGGTGCAATACAAAGGCTCAGGCTGGGCAAAGCAGGATAGAAAAAAGGAGGGCAAGTAAATGGTGAAGTGGCGATGTGAAGCCTGCAAGGCGCAGCGAGAGAGTGAGGTAAAGCCACACAAATTGAAGCGGCTCTGTGAGGATTGCGCAGCGGTGCATTGGCGCAGGGTGGTTGACATCTACAAGCTGGAGGGCGGCGAGAATCTGGCAGAGGCTAAGCGGCAGTTGGCGTGGGCCATCAGCCGGCTTAATGATTACAGACTGAAAGCAGGAGGGAAGTAATGGCAAGAGTGTTTGAATTCGTGAAGGCGGCGCAGCGAAGCCCAGAGTGGTTTGAGTTGCGAAAGGATGGAATCACCGCAACCGATGCGGTGGTTATTGCGGGGCTGTCACCCTACAAAACCCGCTACGAGCTGTGGGCACAAAAGAGCGGGCTGATTCAAGAGCAACCAGCAGGTGAGGCTGCCACCCGTGGCATCCTGCTTGAGCAGGCTGTGGCTGATTGGTACACGCTAGAAACCGGCAGGAAGTTGAAGCGCAGCAATGGCATTGTGCGGCGCATTGATATCCCGTGGGCAATGGCAAGCCTTGACCGCACGGTGGTTGGTGAGCCTGGTTTGGTGGAGGTGAAAACCAGCACCAGCAGCCGCTGGCAGCTGTACCCCGTGCCGCCTGAATATGTGGCACAGGTTCAGTGGCAAGCATTCTGCACAGGCGCACCGTGGGTTGATGTGGTAGCGCTGCTAGGTGGGCTGAAGTTCAGGTGTGAGCGCGTAATGGCTGACCCTGAGTATCAGCAAGAGCTGTACCGCAAGGCGGTTGAGTTTCGTGAGTTGATTGCCAGCGGCAAACCGCCAGAGGTGATTGGCACAGACTCAGACACGCTGGCAAAGGTGATACCGCAAGCCAGCGATGAGTGGGCACACGCTGATGACGGCATTGAGCGCGTGGCTGAGCAGTACGCTGATGCGCTCTATGAGAGCAAGCTCGCTGATGAGCACCTACAGAATCTGGCAGTGGTGTTGAAGGAAGCCATTGGGGATAAGGTGGGCATCACCGGCAGGGGCTGGTACGCCAGCTGGAAACAGAATAAGCCAAGCCGCAAGGTTGATTACAAGGCGGCGCTGGAGGCGGCAAAGGTGCCGCAGGAAGTTATTGAAAGCGCAACTCAGGAAGTGCCTGGGGCGCGGGTGTTTAAGTTTAAAAAGGATGCGGCTGGGTGAGCCAGCTGGATTTGTTTGGGGCAGAGGTGCGCCCAGCCGTGAGCTCACCGCGTGAGTTCACGGTTAGGCAAATTAGCGCCATTGCCGCGTGCGAGCTAAACGCTGTGTGGCACTCACGGGTACCACTCATTGATTGGTCAAATGTGGTGCGCAATCGTTTCTATGTGTGCTACGCGCTGGAAAACAATGGGGTTTCATACGGGGTAGCAATTTGGTCATCACCGGTTGCTGCCAACAGGCTTAAGGATGGGCAGAGCCTGCTTGAGCTGAGGCGGTTGGCGCTATCACCAGAGTGCCCGAAAAACACCGCCACCTGGATGCTAGCGCAGATGCAAAAAGATATTGCGTGGCGGCTGCCTGAGGTCATCAGGCTTATCTCATATCAGGATACGGAGGTGCATCACGGCACCATTTACAAAGCAGCCAATTGGCGGCTTGCCAATGTCCAAACGGAGGGGCAGGGATGGACTACAGGAAAGCGCGCAAGGCGCGTGGAGCAAACGATGGCACCCAAAAATAGATGGGAAATGGATATGAAAAAGGAAGGGAGGGCAAAGAGTGAATAGCCAGCGCCTGATTGAGTGCGCCCGTGCGAGCGTTAGCGATGAGCTGCGCAAGGCACCGTGGCGTGGCTCATCCAACAGGATGGCTGGGCATTGCTATGTGGTGAGTGAGGCGCTTTATTACCTGATGGGCGGTAAGGATGCTGGGATTGTGCCGCTGCGTATGGTGCACGATGGTGTAAGCCATTGGGCGCTGAGGCTTGCTGATGGCAGCGTGCTTGACGCAACGGCTGACCAATTCACCACGCAGCCGGATTATTCAAAGGCGGTTGGCTCAGGATTTCTGACCCAGCGCCCAAGTAAGCGCGCAAGTATTTTGCTTGAGCGAATTAAGAGAATGGAGGGAAGCAATGAGTAAGGAAGTCGCAGCGGCGCTTAGCGCGCCATTTGAGGCAAAGGACTTGAAGCAGCGCCCAGGCAGGGCTGGGCTGGTGTTCACCTACGCGGATGCCCGCGCAGTTGCACAGCGGCTTGACGATGTGCTGGGAATCGCTGGCTGGCAGTTTGAGGTGAAGGTGGCTGACCCCGCTAGGTGCGTGGTGCACGGCAGCTTGGCGCTAGTCATTGATGGCACCACCACCATTAAGCAAGACTTTGGCTATCCCAATGGGCCACAAGATGATGAGCCGCTAAAGTCAGCGGTGAGCGATGCGCTGCGCCGGTGCGCGGCGCAGGTTGGCGTTGGCAGAAGCCTTTACAGCCCCGATAAGAGCGCGGGGGCTATCAAGCCCCACATTGCAGCGGCACCAGCCGTTAGCATTGCGGAAAAGGGCAAATACGGGGATTCTAGCGAGGGGGTCACAGCCCCCTCAAATGATGACCTGCTGGCAGTGAAGGCTGCAATGATTTTTGCAGAGTCAACCACTGATGGCACCTGCAGCCACGGGCAGGCTTGGAGCCTAAAGCCAGGTGGCGTGAGCAAAGCTACGGGCAAGCCCTATAACCCATTCTGGGCGGCCTCCCATAAAGCACCTGATGGCTCGTGGTGCAAGGATAAGCCAAGCAATCAGTGGGTAGCAGCCCACAGCAAGCCAGCGGCACCGGCAATGGTGCCTGAGGATACGCTTGAGGATTTGCCTTTTTAGGGTTCAGCAATGGGTGGTGGCGGCGGGTTACGCCACCACCCACAAAACAGGGAGGGAATAAATGGCACAAGGCGCGTGGATTAAGTTGAGCGTGGGGTGGGATGAGGATGAGCGGATTGCGGTGCTACCACCGCTGGCGCAGCTCACCTATCTCAAGGTGCTGACGCGGGCGAAGCGGCAGCGTCCTCAGGGGAGCTTTGGCAGCATTGAGCATTTGCGCACTTTGGTGCCTGCTAACCTGCACAAGCACTTATCAACATTGCTGAAGGTTGGGCTACTTTTTGAGTCAAATAAAAGAATTTGCGTAGACAACTTTTCTAAATATCAAGTAGACCCTAGTGCAACGGAGCGCTCAAACAGGTTCAGAATGGCGCAACGCAACGGTTTTGCAACGCAAATGCAACGCACTGAGAGAGAGAAAGAGATAGAGAGAGAGAAAGAGAAAGACACTCTTACTAAACAGCCAATGCAAATAGGCAAGATTTTGAGAGGCGGTAGCTGATGATGCGCAATGAGGGAGCAACCCACATTGACACCACGGGCATTGAGGGAATAGTTCCAGCAAACCCAAAGTGGGGTTTCTCAAACATTGACCTTATCGGTGAGCGCAAGGGTAGGTTTCTGGTACAGGAATGGAAGCGCCCTAATGAGCAGTTGAGCACAGGGCAGAGGATTCTCTTAGAGCAGCTGGCGAAGCAGCCAGCCTTCACCGTGCTCGTGGTTACAGGGCACACCGCCGGTACGGCAATGACGGTGCACGCGGTGCACGAGCTCATTGGCGGGAAGGCGCAACTTATTGCCACCACCACTGAGGCATTTAGGGAGTGCATCAGTGTCTGGTACGGCAAGGTTGAGCGGGGCGAAATATGACCCGCCCCGTTGCGCTAATCGGGCCACAGGGAGCGGGTAAAACCACCTTGGCTGAGTTGCTGGTTGAGCACCGCGGCTACAGGCGGCACGGCATTGCGGATGGCATTAGGCGCGTGGTGCAAATGGCATACCCCGATGGCGTGAGCAAAGGCGAAACCATTGACCTGCAACGCTTCAGCGGCAAGGTGACTCTTACAGGGCGTGAGTTGATGCAGGAAATAGGGATGGCGTTGCGCGATGTTGACCTGCATATTTGGCTGCGCATATGGTCACAGGGATATAGCGAGCTGTGGCAGGCTGGCATTCCCGTAGTGGCTGACGATGTGCGGCTACCCAGCGAGGTTCAGATGCTCCGCGTGCTTGAGCCTGGGATTCTGGTGGTGCGGGTGCACGCTGATGCTGAAGTGCGCAGGGAGCGCAGGGCTGGTGAGTTTACCGGCAATGGTGATATCACTGAAACAGGGTGGGAGGGGGCAGCGTTTGATGCCACCATTGACACCACCGCTTGCACGGTGCAAGAGGCATATGCAGCCCTGGTGGCTGCGATTGATGGAGGGAGTGAGAATGTTTGAGCAGTTGAACACGCTATGCGCAATGGTGGGCTATCAGTTTGATGCCCTGCTTGCGGTTCCAAGCGGCGGCTTTGTCTGCGTGCTGGTGGATAGGCTTGACAGCGAGCTGGAGTTCAAGGGGGAAACCCCACAGGCAGCCGTGCAGGCCGCCATTGACCGGCTTGAGGTAGTGAGTGGGAGTATCACCCATTGAATACCTTTAACGCTCTAGGGGTAACGCTGGCGGTGCTCCAACTCACAATGGCGCTGTTGGTAATGCTTTCCATTCCAACGGCAAGCAAGCGCGGCAGCGGTTGGCTGGCTGCGATGTACGCGGTAATGGGGTTTGCTACCGTGGTGTGGATTATGAGAGCGGCACTATGGCAGGCGTAAAGACTTCACGGGGCGGCGCGAGCAAGGCACCCGTGTTTGCGCCTACCCCGTGTGCTGAGTGCGGGCAAACCATTGACACCGGCAAGGATGCCACCCGTGTGCTGCGCATTGGCTACGAGCCCAAGCAGCGCAGGCTGGAGTGGATGCACAAGGGGCACATAAAATGACCCGCATAGAGCGAGCTGCACCATTCCTTGATGACCGCGTGATTGCGGTGCAAGAGGGCGCTGATGCGTGGTGCGAGGAGCCAGGAGTAAGCGGGCGCGTGTGGTGCATCCTCAGCCAGCGCTATGCCGATGCTATTGCGCCAGAGGGCTGGTTTTTCCTCTACGAGGGAATTGGAAACCGCAAGACAAACCTTGACCTAGTGAAGCACGGCCTGATGAAATTAGAGCAGAGCCGGTTCACCTTGAGCGATGGCGGCACTGCGCAGCTTGCAAGACTGGTGCCGTAATGGGGCATTTCAAGGATGAGGCGATTAAGCAAGGCATTGACCCAAGCAAG